TCCTACCATTAATATCAAGACTTACTATTCTTCCTACTAGAGATGTATAATATTGTGTTTTATTCCCTTGTGTTACATTCCACGCCTGAATCTCCTCCCATGTTTTAGGCTTCTGCTCAACTACATCATCATCATCTTGAAGTCGTTCAAGTTCATATTTAACTAGAGCATTAGGATCTTTCTCACGAATCTTTTCTTCTATGTCTTCTTTAAGTTTTAGAAGGGTAATTACTTCTATTTTGTCACTGACCTTAGAGTATTGTTCCTTTAATAATTTATTTCTTTTCTTTTTCATGATTTTTCATATTAAGTTTTTCTACAATATATTCACCTAAAGTATCCTGTATATTGGCGGCCTCTTCTGGAGCTAAGTTATAACCGCCTATGCCAATAAGATTTCCCCAACCACGAATTAAGATAATATTTACCTCTTTATTATCTTTTATATAACTTACATGTTGGTTTTCTGGGTTATAGTTAAATTTCCAATTAAATCCAAACTTATCTATACCATTTATATTACTTAATAACATACTCTTAACAAAACTACTTTTTTCTATAAATTGGAAAATAAGTTGGCCTTTAGCATCAACTACTCTTCCAACTTTTTCCTCCCAATCAGACTTAAATCTAAAAGGGAGTTTATAAATATCTTTCCAAGTTTTCATAAATTTAATCTTTAATGATTTTTTTCTGTGTAATAAATTTTAAAACCCATTTGATCTGCTAAGGACAACATAAGTATCTCAGCAGCTTCTTTAGTTAGTTTAAGTTGTGTTACAAGCATTTTTCCATGTACAATCTTAGATGTAACTCCAAGTATAATTCTAGACTTAGCTTTAATACTATCTGAATCTTTGGGAATACTTCTAAATTCTACACCAAATCCATCATCAAGTTTAATAACTGTAACTCTTCTGTTATCAAATTTTGTACTTATAGCATTAGGATACCTAGTACCTTTTAATAAAAAAGAATCAGATGCTAATATTGGTTTGTTTTTCATAATTTATATCTTTTAAAACTCTTTTTAAAAATCTAACTCTAGGTAATTTTCTATAAGGTTTCCACCAAAAGAAATCTTTTCTTATAACTATACCATATTTTACACTGTATCGGATTAATAATGAGGTTAGGCGATCATATTCTTTATATGATATTTTATAATCCTTATGCAAGTTATTACATATTATACAAATTCCACCTGATTTATTAAAATAAGTAATGTAACTAAATTCTTTTTTAACTTCTTTAAAGAGTAATTCTATTAGTTCTTTATCTGTCTTCATAATTATATAGTTTAGAGACTTAGTGACCGGGACAGGATTCGAACCTGTATAAATTATCTTAACCGATTCGTCATATTGAATGATTGCTTCTTTGCTTTCGCTCCGCTATCGAATATGATTACTGGTAAGTTCGTTCGGTTGCAGCGTCTACCAATTCCGCCACCCGGTCTAATTGTTTTAAAACAACCATCTGCCACCCCAATAGTGGATATGTGTTTATCTTCTCGCTAAAGCACATATATTTATACAAACCTAAACATCTATTGGATGATGCTAATAGATAAAAGTCAGTATAGGTGTTTTGCCTGAGTGTGTCACCCCTTCACCCACAGTCTANCAATAAAACGACTGCTCCCTGTCTTGTCTCTTCACCTCAAGTAGGCTGTTACTTTTTTCATCTGTTTGTTACAAATCAGATGATTGTTATATTTTAAAAGAATCCCTATCCACAATGCTAAAGTGGAATACTGTTGTTTTCATCTCCCTTTCGGTGAGTTTGCATAGGTTTACCCATTTAGTATCTTACCCCAAACAACATCCTGTTAGCTCAGGATTGTAACGAAAATGGATTTGAAGCCTTTTAAGTCAGTCGCACGACATGTTATATTCTCACCATTTGTTATTACTGTTTGTCTTCAGTAGGGATTCTATTTTTTAGTAAATTATTAGTTTAATTATCCACCCTAATAATAACAGTAACCAAGGTGTTAAAAGTAATACATATTTAGTATTCTCCTCTTTATATTCTTTCTTTATATCATTAACATTAGTAGTCTTAAACAAAGAAATAACAAGAGATAGCCCCATAGCCATTGCAAAAGTTATGTGGGGCATATCAGAGAATACTGGTAGTAAAAACCAATAATAAAATTTATAAATAAGTAATCCTTGTACTAAAACTCCATAAAACAGTATTATAGAAAAGATTACAATTAAACCCAAAATAACAGGAATTGCTATCATAATAAATCATTTAAATAAAAATAAAACCAAATAAGTTTACTACACTCTAATCTCCCTTACGGTATAAACTCACTACAGAAAAGATTACATAGCTCTCATCTATTCTATATACTAGGCAATATCCAGTTCTTGTTTTAACATGATCACAACTGAATGAGCTTATTTGGTTTAGTTAATACTGTCTCGACTATAATTTCCACATCATATCTCCAAGCACTCAATCATTCCAAACTACAACTAATATCAAAACTGATTAATAAATAAATTGTTTAAAATTAATTGAAAAGAGTGTCTTGACAGTATATATTTTAATACATAGAGTATACATGCTTAACATCCTTGAGTTTCCTCAATTTTTTAAGTATGGATATACTACTGTGATGTTTCTTTTGCAAACCTAAGGCTCTTTTGGTAAATAAACCCTTAGTAGCTATAAATTCAGGATCATTTTTTTCATCTATGTACAGTAAAGCATTTTCAAGTGCTTCCCTCTCTTTTTTCTTTAGTTTAAGGGCTTTTTGTACATAATCTTTTGAGCTTGTGTCTGGTTTTTTCCCTTTAAAAAGAGATCCAATTTCTTTAATTTCGTTAAGTAAATTCATTTGTATTATCTATAAGGTAATTATTAATAACAAAAAAGAAAGGATAGATAAGTATATATACTTATCTATCCTAAATACTCAAAGAGTATTATTCAGAAGCAAGTTCTCTGCGAGCGGCAGCTTCAGGATCAGCCTCCATGCTTACACCAGCATTTACATTGATGATCTTTGCTGTTCCCAATTCTTTCTGGCCCTTGATAATATCCAGAACAGTAGCTTCTGACAGCTTGTTCCAAACAAATTGGCGACCATACTCATTGGCTTCAACTTCCCTTACTGANGCAAGATAAGTTTTACCTACTTCAAANCCTGCTCTCTCAGCTACCGTACCAGAAATTACATTTCTATTCGGAGCTGAACCAGCTACTACATTAAGAATTACAGGAACGTTACCATTTTTGTCCAAACTACCCTGAGAAAACTGGTTTACTGAAACTAAAACAATCGAGTTAAACATAACATTTAAAATTTAAAGATTAATAATTAATAATAAAAAACTCTCTATATCTCTGGTAATCACTCCAGATCGCACAATGTTTCAGGGAAAAAACCACTAAACCCACGAAACTACTCTGAATATATCTCTATATCAGAGGCAACTATTAGTTGCTGCCACACTTAAATTGAATAAATTCAACCTAAGGATAACTATAATTNAATAGTTATCACTATAACTAAGATTAATAATTGTTATAGCTTTATATACCTCTACCTTATCAAGATTTATTATCTCATGGTATGGTGTATCTAAAAGCAAAGTCTATTAATATAAACTTTGCTGACTCTAAATCACTTTTTTCATATATGTTTGAATAAAGAAAAAACAAAATAAAAAATACCAGTATATTTCAACTGGTATTTTTCAAAATTTAAATAATACTTATATGAATAATAATATATAATGTCCCTCTGGACTATTATATCAAAAGACTACTTGTTTCTAGACATGGTTACTGTACCAGACATTAAAGAAACTTTTAATTTGTTTACTTTATATTCTGGTCTTGGCTTGTTTCTAAAAACATTCTTGGTATTTACATGAGCAGACACAGAGTTACCTGTAAGAAACAAAGATTCTTTCTTTCTCAGTAAATTATACCATCTTGCCTGTACTTGCAAAGGCTTACAGTTTAGTTCAAAACTACAAATCTCAAAGCCTAATTTAAGATTATGAGCAAATAAGGTCACATAATTCTGTATTATGCGATCTTGTTCTTGTGTAAATAAACTCTTCCCCATTTTAGATAAGTGTTAAACTAAAAGAACCACTAATTTTATAGTTTCCAATTATAACCTCTCCTGAAGTTATGGAAATTACTTTTGCAGATACAATTTGATAGGTAAAGGCTTCTTCACTTGTTTCCTCTGGTTTATCTTGTACTTGTACTTTTACTTCTTTTTGTACAGTACCCTTTTCTAAAAAATTGAGAAAGTCTTGCATTTCCTCCCTAGTTTTTGAATTCTTGAGAGGACTGTGGTACTTACTTANTAAACCTTTTCTTACTCTAATAATCCTGCTGTTTACAGCATGAAAGTTTACACCAAAGAAGTCTGCTATAGTTTGNAATGATGCTAGTTCTTTGTATTTTAACAAGAACTCATCTTCTTCTTTAGTCCAGTGTTTGTATTTAGCCATTGTTTTTTCAAGACTATCAAAATCATTTGTTTTAATTTCTCCCNTAATAGTGGTTTTTAATCAATTAATAAAATAAAAACCAACCCCACATTTGCGAGGTTGGTAACTTACATAATGAATCAATGAAAACAAAAAACTTACTACCAAGCCAAATCAGGAATAAAATCCTGATCAAAGTCAAAGACTTCATTATTTTGGTCTAAGAATTCATTTATCTGGAGCTTTTCAAAAGCTTTTATAGCTTTTTTCTTAACTCTCACAGATTTACCTCTTCCTCCCAAGGTCATAGGTTTTACTTTTCTTGCTAATTCTTCTAAAATCATGGTTTTTAATTATTAAAAGGTGAATGAATAAATTCTTCTTCAGTTGCGGGCTCTATAGCTTTTGTTTTAGCCCATTTAATATACTTTCTGTATTTCTTCTTNAATTCCTTAATTTCTTTTCTGTCATAAGGAATAATCTGAAGTGCAGAGTCTTGGCACAGTTCACAATTAAAGTCAGAATATTCAAAGTTATTTCTTTCCATACACTTTGCAAATACTCTGGCTCTTATAGTTTTATTATCTTCTTTAANAAGAACTTTACTTTCATAAGATTCAAAAGCCATTGATCCTATGAAAGTAAAGAGAATAAAACATACAGCAATAATCTGTTTCTTTGTCATATTACTCAGAACCATATTTATACTGTACTTTAAACATTCTGATATTGGATTTAAACAGACCATCAAATCCAATCACTGCAATAGCAGGATTCTCACTGATTATTCTAACAAATTTAATATGATCTCCCATATTTTTAAAGATATTCAGATCAATCCAGCACTTGTGTAGAAGTAACGAATCACCATTCCAAGTTCCTGTATTAAAATCAAACTCTTCAGATGGAATGAATTGGATAAATTTGTTATAAGACTTAACATACCCTATTTTACCTTTATACAAAGTAAAAGTAGTACCTGTCTTAACCTCCTTTTTCCAGAATACTGCAATAACTTCGGGAGATACTTCTACTATTTCAGAAACAAAAGACATCCAATGAGTGTCTTCTATCCAGCTTAGTTCTTCTTTTTCTAACTCAACCCATTTTTTATCTTTATTACAAAAATAATGAGTTGGAATAAATGATACTATTTTTTTCATATGAAAAGTTATTAAGTTTCTTATTAACAAAGTGAAGAGCAGTTTTATGACATGCTTAGGTCTATATAAGTCTCACACAAACACTACAGTTATTCTGGTCTGAGATTCTAAATCTTTTGTCCAGCTAACAGAGAAATTGCTTTCATTTAGTATAAACTGACCCCTCAACAGTTTATAAAGAGCATTTGCCTTGTTGTAAGGGCAAGTCATTACCTTTATGCCATTGATCTTATCATTGTGTACAGTTGTACACATTTTATATTCTTNGGTAGGCAANTCAGGAACNATCNCACTCTGAGCTTCTTTATGGAGTTCAAAGTTATTATGTTCAGACAGCCAATCCCAGAATAATCTGGGAGTAGAGAGAGCACAAGGCATATTGAATGGAACATAGTATTCCATTAGATTCTGCTCTATTTNAAGAGCTAAATCTTTGTAATCACCNCTAAATCCCTTAGAAGTAACTGCTATTAATTCTACAATCTTCATAATATAATGGTTTTTAGAGTTAATACTAATTTAAAATAAACTTAACTCTCAGAGGTGCAATCACGTAATAATCATGCCTCAGCACTATATCCCGGTGAGCTTCCAGANGGTTAAAGTTTATAATAATAATAAGTGAGCAAGTTTTNTTNANCTAAAAACTTGCAAAAAGGATGNGGTATTTGAGTGGCAACCTCACAAGCCACTGTGTTTCAACTATATAACACAGAAGTTAGCATATTTCTATTTAGCATATGCTACATATCTACACTTTGTTTCACTTCGAGAGTAACTTACGAAGGATCTGTATCCTTCGGGGAGTTTTGTACAACTAATCAGCCAGCCAGCCTACTCCCTTGTACAAGGAATAGGCCAGCCAGAGGGCTTTCGCCCTCACCACTATGCTGACGGCCTGAAGGCCATTAGTGGTATTTTTACTACACAACCCTCAGTGAGGGTTGCTAATAATTCCTGTGTTGGGTTTATGAACCCCGGCACTATGCACCCGGATAGGGTGATAGTACCTCTTGCCCAATTACCTTGGGCATTGCTTCCAGATTTCTGGAAGGTGAACTCTACTTCTTTCATCATACGTGGTTTTATGACAATACCTTAGGTGGTATCGCCCCTTTTTGAAAATGTGGGGGGAGGCTTAGTGTAGTAGCCTCTCACTATCTCATCTACATGGGATTTTTATATATATAAAAGGTATGGGGGGTGTTTTCTTATATATAAAGAAGGGGGGATACCTGTTCAAGTCCCTAAAATATACCAAAAAAATCAATTAGGTTTATAACCAAATCACTTTTCTCTTGCATATGTTATTTTTTATTCTTATATTTGTACCAGTATATTGATACAATACTTCTATGTCCATTCAGAGCAGAAGCCTCTGATGAATCAAGTAAAGGCACATAGTTGGATCGGGCAAAGCTCGTTAAAATTAAAAAGAAACATCACTGGGCGGAAAGTTTCTTCTGCGTAAAATCTCGCAGTTTCTTTAGGGTTGACAAAATTCGAAGCAAAATTACCAAGGGAGGAGATGCTTCGCATTATGTCCAGTTGTATTGGTATAATAAGTTTGTATTATAACTACTCCTCTATTAAAATATAGGCTAAGTTTCTTAATACTAGCCTATTTGCTAACTATGCCTAGTTCAGAGATGTTATGTCTCTGAACTTTTTTTGTTTTTTGTTAATATTTATAACAACTTTTATTGCAAGTTATAATATTTATTATTATCTTTGTTCCAGTATTAACAATTAACAATTAGCAAATGGAAAGAATTAAAGATTTTACGAAGGTTTTATTGGCTAGTGATGGAGTGCTGGCTAAGGTTGTAGAGGAGAGAACAGGTTCTAACCTGATTCTTCCTGCTACTGCTCAGAATAAACTGAGGTTTGACCATATGGTTGTGCTTGCAGTAGGTTCTAATGTGACGGACTTAAAGGAGGGAGATATTATTCTTGATGTAAAAGGGGGCGCAGAGCCATATGAATTGTCTGATGATTTTTAAAGTGGCTAGGTTATTCAGGGGAAATATTCTTATTGCAGTATCTCCTGATAATTTTGATCAGTCTTTAAAGAAACAGTCTTTTACAAGTAAATTGGTTAATTGATGGAAGAGATTAAATTTAATAAGGATTTGGAAGTTACTGAAGATATGGTATCTGCCCTTATATCTGGAAGAAGGCCAGAAGGTATGGGTTATGAGGAATTTAGGATTAAAAGGAAAGCCCTTGCCAAGTTTTTGAAAGCTAGAAAGAGAGGAAGGTTCTTTTATGTATCCAAAGAGAAGGGGAAAGAAACCATAGATGGAGTTGAGAGGGATGTTATTAAGAGTTATGGGCCCTATAAAAAGAGTAATAATAATTAAAAATTTATATTATGAGTATGAGTCATTTTTATTCAACGGATTCTGTTACAAATAGTCCAGCATTGTCTGGATATGTAATAGCATCAACTGTTAATGGTGTAGGATGGGTACCATGCCCCCCTTTTATTAAAAGCAAGGAATTTTCAGATAAGTCAAGTACTTATATTTTGGTATCTGTTCCGGGAGTTGCAGCTAAGGATTTAGATATAAGTGTAGATAAAGATAAATTAACTGTTACATATAAAAGTAGTATTGATAGTGACAATGATTTTACAGATGATTTTGTTCTTTACTTTGATATAAAACATTATCAAAATGTAAAGAAAATTACCTCTAAACTGGAAAGAGGAGTTCTTAAAGTCTATATACCGCACAAAGAAGAGTACAGTAAGAATATTGAAATTTCTGAAAAATGAGTATAGTATTGGATTGTTTCTTTGAAGATCACACCACTCCACTTAAAAAGGTGGAGTTGGTGGATATGATCCCTGAAAGAACGTATATTACGTTGGATGGTTCTAGGATTAAATTGACTGGAGACAGGGATATAGAGTTGGTAAATACAAGTCCCTTATGGGATGGGGAGAAAGTAACAGCATTGACCCCAAAAGGAGTGGAGTTATTTTTTAAACTAATTGGGAAATAATGTATGATTAATGTAGACTATGAACACAGTGTAACAATAACATTCTCTAAAGCAAAGGAGAACAATGATTTGGATACTTTTATGAGTATTCTGCAGAAGTGTAATAAGGAGGCTAAGAAATCAGGATTCAGAACTATGTTTAAAGGTAGGGAGAAAGAGATGATTAAGGCACTTTACAGTCACCTGACTGGGCACTCCAAAGAATCTGAACATGTATTTGCAGAAAGAGATACAGTAAGGGAATAGTATGGTAAGAGATAATGGAGAATTAAAAGGAAAAATCAACTGGTTTTCAAAAGGCCAATTGATTGAAGCAGGAATTATATCTGCTGATAATGAGCTGAGTAATCTTTCGGAAGATCAATTTCAGGATCTGAAGAATAGGTGTGTGGAGTTTTTGGTAAAGAAGGGGTTTGTCTTCTTTGATTATATAGGATATAGAACAGTTATAGGCCGTACTGGAAAATTAAAGGAGTTTGGAGTGCAGTTCCACCATATAAAATAAGGGATATGAATAAAATGTTGGTAGATCCATATAAATATGTAATATTGTTGAATCCAGACAGTAAGTTAAAGACTGGACTGTTTGCGGTAAGGTATAAGGAGGGTGGAAAGATACATGTACAGCTTATGAAGGATAATTTTGTTGAAGTCTATTACCTTAATAAGGTTACCAGACAGGAACTGCTTGAAGTATTTGAGGAAAGTGATAACATTATAGGAATTAGAGGAGAGTTTAAGGATGAAGATACCGCTAAAGACTAGTAATAAGAGGTTCTACAGGCAAGTTCTTGAGGTTTTAAGAAGCTTTCCCCCCATAAATAAATTGAGGCCAAAGGAATTAGATCTTTTGGCTGAGTTTATGAAACAAAATGCGGAACTTTCTTTTCTTTCTAAGAATAAGAGAAGGGCTATACTATTTTCCACAGAGAATAGAAGGCAAATTCAAGAGAATTTGAATATGACTCAGGCTACTTTTAATAATAATCTGTCTGGATTGAGGAGATATAAGCTTGTAACTAAGGAGAATGACTTGATTCCTTTGTTGGATATAAAGGATATTAATGAGTTAGAGGATGATTTTTCAATAGAAATAAAGTTTTATGTCACCAACTCAGAGTAAGATAAGGACTATTAATAAGGAAGTAGCTCAGGAAGAGAATGTATCTATACAGGATGTGGAGGATATGACTTCCTCTATGTGGGAAACTCTAAAGGCTGTTATAGAATCTAATCCTGTAAATGCCTTATACCTGAGATTTCTGGGCACTTTTTATGGTAAAGAGTCTATAGCCAGCGTTATAGAAGAAGCAAGGAGGAAAAAACATGGTATTGGATAATTTTAAGGAAGGGAATAACTTTTGGGAATATAATCCCCAGTATAAGATTATATTCAGGGATATATATAATAAGGATGATTCCAAGAATAAGGAAAAGACCTCAAAGATAATGTGGGCTGTATTCCTGCTTATTCATCCCAAGTCTGAATTTTATAATTTACCGGATAAGGATGTTATCCTTGCAAGGGACTTTATAAAGGATAAGGACTTTAATTGGAAGAAGTATCAGTCTCTTATAGACAGAGTGGAGGATACAGTCCTTTCACAGGCTGAGAAATCCCTCATATCTTGGGACAAGACCTTGAGAAATAGGGATGAATTCATTCACTCTCAAGACTTTACGTTGGATCATTACAATAATGAAGGTAGGATAGTCAAAGGTACTGCAGACCAGTTGGATAAGATGCTGGCCAATACCTATAAGCTGTATCAGGAATACTTCAAGATAGTGAAGGAACTAAAGAATGAGGATGATGCCAGAGGTAAAGGTAACAGACCTAAATCATTAACGGATAGTGGAGAAATTTAAAAAATGTATGTTTGATTATGTGTTAAGGGAGTTTAAACTAGATAAGATACCTGAATTCCATCCTATTTCACAGAAGTATGATAGGATACAATTCTGGAGGGAACATAAGAGATATTGCATAGAGGGTAAATGGTCTAATGGAATATGGATGCCCCCAGAGCTTTATTATTATGTGAATTTTCATAATATCAAGTTTGAGGATGATGGTGGAACTGTTACTTCCATAGGACTCCCTTGGTTAAGGGATATAGAGTGGGATAAGGCTTATGTATTTAGCGAGGCGTGTGGTTTTTCAGGATTTGAACTGGATACCCAATATACCTGTAACAGATGGTATGGGCCTGAGAAAGAAACTGCTTTGTCTTATAATTGGGTAACAGAAGAGGATCTCAAGAGAAAGAAGTATATTCCTGCAAGGGAGTATCTTAGACGAAGGCACAAGAAATCTCTTGGGAAGGCTTTATATGAGAATAGTGCCAAGAATATAATAGATTTGGAATCCAGAGGTGGGGGTAAATCTTATTGGATGAGTGCGTTAATTCTCCATAACCTGTTATTTGACGGAGCTAGAGACTATGACAAGTATCTGGATAAGAATACTGCAAACAATGTTTCTGAGTCTGTTGTAGGAGCTATAGATACCAAGTATAGCAATGACTTGTTGAATAAGGTCAAGACTGCATATGAGTATCTTCCAGGATCAGTAAGTATAGTGAATGTGTTTGGAGAGAGTGAAGTATATCCATCTCCATTACAGGTAGAAGTGTCTGGATCTCTTGCACCCAATAAGTTCTGGCAGAATACAAGAAAGAGTTTACTTCACCACAGGACATTCGCAGATAATCCTTTAGCTGCCAATGGAACCAGACCTAACAGGGTTTTTCTGGATGAGGTGGGGTTCATGGGAAATATCATGGAAGCTTGGGGAGCTATTGAGTCTACTCAGGCTGCAGCCCAGCACAAGAGGCTGGTTATATACGCTGCGGGTACTGGAGGATTAACCTCATCTGGTGCTGCTTTGTTTGCCAAGGAAATCTTCTATAATCCTCAGGATTATGATTGTCTTATATTTGATGATGTCTGGGAGAATAAGGGAGATATAGGATATTTTCTTCCCGCAACCCATACATTGAACAGGTTTAAGCATGGAGAGAACTTCATTACAGATGAAAAGATGGCCTTGAAGTTCTGTATGAATCAGAGGGAGAAGGCAAATAAGTCTGCAAATAAGGTAAGGATTCTTACTGAGATGATTAACAGGCCCATAAAGCCTTCTGAAATCTTTCTGAGGTTAGAGGGTAACTTCTTTAATATTACCCAGTTAAGATCTGATTTAGCAGAACTTGAGTCCAATAAAAGACTGTTGGATGCAAGCTGGAAGGTGGATTTGGAGTTGTCAGATAAGAGTACAGTAATTGCCAAACCATCCAATAAACTGCCAATCAGGGAATTCCCTACAAGGAAGGGAGTGGACTTGGATGCTCCTGTAGAGATATTTGAGAAACCAAAGTTAGATGATTCAGGAAGGGCTATTTCAAATAGGTACATTATATCCAATGACCCGGTAGATGATGATGGGAATGATAACTTCAGGAGATCTTTGCAGTCTTCCCATGTGTTGGATACTTGGACAGACCGTATAGTGGCAGAGTATGTGGCAAGGACTTATCTTGCTGAACATTATTATGAAAATTTAAGGAGACTTGCCATATACTATAATGCCAGAATATTGTATGAGAATAATAAGAAGGGACTATATGGTTACTTTAAGAATAGGAATTCCTTATTCCTTTTGGCAGAAACACCAGAGATATTGAAGGAAACTAATTTGGTTAAGGGAGATACTGTAGGTAACAGGTCATTGGGAGTAAATATGAGTACAGATACCATGAAACTGTTTGCAATAAATCTGTTTAAGACTTTCTTGGAGAAAGACGCTGTTACTAATATAGAAGAAGAAAGAGGTAAAAAGAACTCAAGCTTTATAAGGAGTCCTGCTCTGCTTCAGGAACTTATATCATATAGTATGGATATAAATGCTGACAGGGTATCTTCCATGTTAATACTTATGATATACCGGGCTGATAAAGAAAGATTTATTGAGATAGCCAAAGCGACTGGAAATTCAAATTTACAAACCGTATCTAAGGATAAATTTTGGTCTAAGGCTTATAATCAGGTATCTAAAAATGATCTTAAAGGTTATATAGGAAATCTAAAAAGAAGATTTTCTTTGACAAGACAATAATTTATTATATCTTTGTAAGATGGAAAAGTCTAAGCACTACACATACTTTCCTCCTCAGAAGATACCCACAAGAGAAAAGACTCAAAAGTGGTTTGAGGAGAATGTCCTTTCTGCTGAAAGGATGGCATTTATGCAGAATAATGGGGAATTGGGATTAAAGAAAAAGATGCAAATCTGGTATGATATGTATGATGATATTATACATGAAGACCAAATGCACGATGTGTTAAATCCTTTACAGTTAGACTCAGGAGTATTTCCTGCTACCCTAAAGAATTACCCAATCACTATTCCTAAGATAGATCTCCTTGCAGGAGAGGAAATTAAAAGGAGATTTGATTGGTCAGTAGTTTCCAGAAATGAAGACGCACACTCCAATTACGCTACCTCACTTCAAGAGGATATAATGAGGTTTGCTGTAGAACAGATACAGAAGGAAGCATTGGATGAAAAGGACTTAGAGAAGAAGTTAAAAGGGATATCCAAATATTACACCTACGAATACAAGGAAGCTAATGAATTGACAGCCATGAGGATACTACAGTATCTATGGAAGGAACAGAAGCTTCAGGAAAAATTTAATCAAGGATTTAAAACAGCTTTAAAGTCTTCTTGGGAAGTATACAGGATAGATGATTTTGGAGGAAAGCCTGTAGTGGTACGATGTGATCCCAGAAATGTGTATACTCTCAGAAGAGGAGCATCCCATAGAATAGAAGATTCAGATATTATACTTGAAATATCTTATGAACCTATAGGAAAAGTAATTGATGAGTTCCATTCTGATTTAAAACCAGACCAGATAGATTCTTTGGAAGCTGGGTATGACAGGATTCATGGTAATTCTGATGGAGTTTTAAATCATGGTAGTCAACAACCTCCTATATACAGCAATTTAAATTGGGGAGGAGAGCTCAGGGATATAAATGACCTTATAGAAGTTAATACTTCATATGGATTACCCTTTGATGCTCAGGGAAATATAAGAGTTGTAAGAGTAAGGTGGTTAGGCAGGAAGAAAATAGGCAATCTTCATTACTTTGATGAGTTTGGGGATGAACAGATTAGAGTAGTTCCAGAAAACTACAAACCCAATAAAGATTTTGGAGAATGGATAGAATGGTATTGGGTCAATGAGGCTATGGAAGGAACCAAGTTAGGTGAGAATATATTTGTAAGATGTAGGATTAGACCTATACAGATGAGACACTTTGATAATCCTTCCATGTGTTTTCTTGGTTATGTGGGAACTGATTATAAGGAGTCTTTAATGGGACGGATGGAGCCCTACCAGTATCTGTATAATATTTATATGTTCCGTTTGGAATTGGCTATTGCTAAATACAAAGGAGCCATATATGAAATAGATCTTGCAAAGAAACCAGATGATTGGGATGTAGAGCAGTGGATGTATTATATGGAACTCATGGGTTATTCCGTAGTGGATAGTTTTAATGAGGGTTCTAAGGGAAATGCTACTGGTAAATTGGCTGGTAACTTCAATACTACTGGAAAAGTATTGAATCCCTCTGCCGGAGATTATATACAACAGCTTGTAACCATGTTACAGTATATAGAAACTCAGGTATCCAAGATCTCTGGTGTTACAGACCAAAGAGAGGGTCAGATCTCAAATAGGGAAACTGTAGGAGGTGTTGAAAGATCAGTAACCCAGTCTTCCCATATTACTGAGAAGTGGTTCTTTATCCATGATGAGACCAAGAAGAGGGTATTACAGGCTCTTCTTGATACTGCAAAACAAATGTGGGCAGGAAGCAAGTCAAAGAAACTCAGCTTTGTATTGGACGATATGAGCAGGGTATTCCTTGAATTTAATGGAGAAGATTTTGCTTCTTCTGAATATGATTTATTTGCTTCTAATTCTGCTCAAGATCAAGAGATTAGAGATATAATTAAACAACTTTCACACGCTGCCGTACAGAATGGTGGTTCATTGCTTCTTCCTATAAAGGTTCTTAAATCAGACTCCATTGCGGATATGACTAAGAAAATTGAAATAGATGAGCAGGAGAAGAATGAACGTATGGAACAAATGGAACAGGCTAAGATGGAATCTGCAGAAAAAGTGGAACAGATGAGACTAGAAACTGCAAAAGCACAACTTGAACTTGAAAAGTATAAGGCAGATCTTGCCTCTAGTACAGCTATAGAAGTTGCACTCATAAGGGCAGAATCTACTGTGAATAATTCTCAACTACCTCAGCCAGATGATTCTGAATATGAGGCTAGGAAGTTAGACTTGGAACAGCAGAAAGTTTTAATAGCTGAAAGAAAACTTCAGCTTGAGAAGGATAAGGCTGGTAAACAGACTAAACTTGCTGAAAAGCAAACAGAAGAAACTATAAGACATAATAAAGCTACTGAAACTATAAGTAGAAACAAACCAAAATCTTCTGGTAAATAATAGTAGAATTATAGAAAAACAATTATCTTTGTTAAAGAAACGATAATGTAACTATGATTATACAAGTAAATGATTCACAGTTCCTTAATATAAATCACATAATAAAAGCATCCGTAGATAATAAAATTCTACGGATTACTTTTATAACAGGGGAACAAACTATGTATTTCAATAAGAAAGAAATAGATTTTATAGTACAAAAACTTAAAAAATATTCAGATGGTAGTTTATGATGTACCAACATTGGTAGAGAAGTTTATTGAGAAGCCCTATATGTTGATTATGGGTAAAGGAAAGCTGGCCCAAAGATTTAATGTTACTAAAGGTGAGATAGTTAGGGCAAGGGATATAGTAAAAAGGATGAAACTTCCTTTAACTACAGAAGTACCAAAAGTTCTGTTATTGGATATTGAAACTGCTTTTATGAGAGCTTACGTGTTTTCACGGTGGAAACAGAATATACATCTTCCACAAACCATCTCAGAGTGGTTTATGCTCTCATGGTCAGCTAAGTGGTTATATTCCACCGAAGTAATGTCAGATGTTTTAGACCCCATAGAGGTAAAGGAAGAGGATGATGAGAGAATAGCAAAGAGTTTGTGGAAATTAATGGATGAGGCGGACAT